ATCTGGTGAATTAATCCTATTTGTAGAACATAGTGCATCGATACCAGCAATGTTAATTATTGGTGATACTCTTGCATCTTCGGTTGATAACTTTGCAGTAAATTCTAACGAATGGAAACTTGCCCCTTGTGCAGTTTCCCCGACAGGATTAAGAACTGAGATAGTAGATGGAGTAGATTTATTGAATCTATTTACTAATTTTGTAGGGGATGTATCACTGTGGTGCTTGTACTCGTATTCGAGATTAGTTCCAGGTATAATTTTATCTTTGAATGCTGGTTTTATAACATCAATTTTAATATTCTTTGTTATTTTAAGACCAAATTTCTGTATTAGATATTCCGAACTTGTGGCAGTTGCACCAGGATCTATGACAAAGAAATCATTCTCTACATTGGATACAGTATGTATTCCGTTTATACTAGTTTCTGGAATACCAGCATAAGTGCCAGCTTCAAGACCAGAAATTTCAATGGAATCCCCATTATTAAGTCCGTTATTTGGTAATGATATTCTAATTAATGATGAATTGTCTTTAGTTCTACCAAATACATGAGAAACATCACTCTCTGGAATATCATCATTAACAAGTCCGAAAGTACCGACACCGGTATCAAACTCAGCTCTGTATAGTTTGAATGTTAGATCTTCATATTGATCGGTTGTCCAAACGGATGCACTCTGAGATTTGAATAGAGATCCAAGGAGAGGTTGTGTTTGTATAGAACCTCCACCGCTTATATCATCTTCGCCCATATATGATGTCCATACAACATATTTTTCTGAATCCGATTTAATATATATACCATATTCTTTACCACCCTCGAGGTAAACCGGAGCACGAAACTTTATATTAGTTGGAGTAGGATTTCCATACGGTCTAGAATCTATTATAGTTGTATTCTCTGTATCTACCTGAACATCCTCAGCATCAACGTAAACTTCTGATAATGGGAATGAATTGGGTCCGGGATATCCATTAATCGTTTCTACTATTGAAACGTATATAGGAATATTAGATGTATCTTTTTGTCCGAAGTATAAGTCCACAGCTGTTACAAATATACCCGTCTCATCTTCAACGAAAAATGTTTGACATAGAGGATCTACTGGACATACCCATTGAGCTGTTGCGGAAGTTATACCAGTTGCAACCGGTTCTCCCTCTTTAGTGACAACTTTGTCGTCACCTCGAACTTGTATTGTTTTTGATTCTGTTGAATATGTAGTAACTGGATATTCAACCCAATTTCTAATGCTGGTGACTTTAGGTTGGGTGGACATCAATGTGCCAGTTGAAGTAAAATCAACAATGGCAAAGGATTCTGAAAATAGATCAGATATACCAGATGTTGTAAAGATTATTTCTTTGTCGCCGACAATTAGTTTTTTATTTCCCTCGTTAGGAATTGTTAATAATCCATAAAGATTACCGTAGGCAGATGATTTTGCTGTAGTAGGTGTGTTTACAGTAGTTATCGATGCAGTTGCAGTTGATATCGATCCTGTAATAACTTCAGATGAGGCGAAAGTACCTTTAACGTTTGATACAAATAGTATAATGTCTGACCCTGTAGTTTTCTCTATACCCAATAGAACAGCTGTTGCAGAAGATGTTCCGCCAGTTATAACATCCCCAACATTTAATGCTGTTACCTTATTTCCAGCAACTTTTCGAATATCAGCATCCTCTGATCCAGCAACACTCTTTGCGTCAAATGTTCCGGATGCAGATACAGTTAATTCGGTTGCTGGAGTAAGGTGTCCCGATAAATTAATTTTATCAACAAATATATTAAAATCCGAATCTCTTTTTAATCCCGTTACTACATACTTTAGGGTTGCTGCCCTCATATACGGAATTAAACTTGATGTTATTTTTGATGTTTTTTCTTCAGAATATTCAGCTCTCGTTTCATATGTAGTATGTGCGACTTGATATGAAACATTTTGTGTTACATATGTTGCAACTGTTTCTGTAACAGAAGGACCAGTCCCCCATATAACATTTTCTGGTGGAACTCCGGATATATCAAAATTTTCGTCCACCGGATGTGTCCACGTTGAATTATTGATTACGGGATAAGTTAATGTCGATCCAGACGGGTCATGCGGTGCTGCAATAGCTTCGGTGCCAAATTCGACATTTGTTGATACTGCATATTCCGTTCCATTTGCAGTATTATATGCATCTGTAAACGATTGTGTAAATTTCGCGGCATGTGATAGTATTTCATTCCCTTGTTGTTCCTCATTCATTATACCGTATACTGCCACACTCAGACCATTTTCCTTCTGCGCGGCTTCATTGTCAAGTGAATGATGATTTGCCATTCCAATAATACCCATAACAACGGGGTCATTTGATGCTATACCCGCTCGCAAGGTCTCCCATACGATAGGAACAGCAGTGTCCGGATTCGCGGCATTATATTCTTCTGCAGCTTGAACTAATGCAGCAGTTGATTCTTCTGCAGTAACTTCATATTGTAATTTTGATTCTACGTTAGCGGTCATTGATATTCTCGTTTAATTTAATAGTTTGAATCTCTAATAACAGGAAGTGTCTCGGTGTCAATCCATATATCAGATTCGGGTGTTAATTCTCCTACACCAATGAACGAAACTACGGCGAATGGATTAACATTTGATACTCTAGAACTATTAGAATTTCCAACATATTCAATCTCCGTAAAAGGTAATGTTACTATAGTATCATTCACGACATAGTTCTTTCCATCCCTTTCGGATATTGTTCCATTTTCTTTTAATTTAATATGAGATTCTATTATTGGTGATGTTAATTCTCCGATACCGGTGTTTATAAAACATTTATAATCAGGATTAGTTAAATCACCTACGCCCATATCATTAAAAGAATCAACAATAAATCCATTTTTGAATAGACTGAATCCATCAGGATCTTTTACTTCTGTTGTAGACGTTTCCATCTCTAACATATTTAAAGATGTATAATATTCGAGATTATCAATTCGTTTATCCAATTTACCGATATCTTTCATAGTATATCGACGGTTATTTTTCCGCTTGACTTTAACAGAAGAAGGTAAGACTCCACCGTAAGGCACATTTCCTAGAGTATATAATAACATAGACCCTTCTGGAAGCGATGGCATTTGAGGGGTTAATGATGATTCACCCTTAATAATTTTAATCTCTTTCTTGGGGGTTAAGACAATTCCATCCATTCTCGGAAGATAATATGAATAATCTACTGAAATAGGATTATCGTATTTTAATATACCAAAATTGACATTTTTAAATCCAATGCCATTCTCATTTTGCACTGGTCTGAAATCAATAGAATCTCTGAGATTTGGTTGTATATTTGTATAATCAGCTGAATTGTCATATGATTCAACAGAGAAAAAATCTGGATTATTGGTGAAGAAATGAGTATTATATTCAAAAGCTACTCGAATAGATCCAGTTAAATCGGAAGCAGTATTTCGTTCAATCGATCCTATACCATAATATAAACTAGTTTGCCCAGAATTTAATTTGTATTGTGATGTTATGTCTTTAGTGGCCTCATTATTTGAGTCTATAGTACCAAAGTTCTCGGCTACTTTAACTGATAATAATTTTGTACAATCTGCTTTACCTAATAATATTTTTGATATATTAATATCGTTTGTAGTAGTTAAATCAAAAGTTTCTACCGACAACTCTTTTGTTGCTGGAACAGCGTTAGATCTTTCGATGGTCCCGAATACAGTATAGTGCGTATTTGTGGACAAATTCTTTACCTTAATTGAAGTAGAGGATGTTAACTCAATTGTGACCGGACTTATTATAGTTCCTGCATTACTGCCACTCGTCTCAATCACGGTAAAATTTTGTGGGGTTATTGGTGCGAACACCCCATCACCGACAATTGAAATCTCTAGGTATGTGTTAGATCCTGTGCTAGTATCACCCAACTCTCTTGTTATAAAATATTTGGTATCAGAACTAGTTCCATCATCCTCCTTCAGATCTTTAATGAAGTTATGGGGTAATTTATAGACTGCGGTATTATCATTATTGGCTATGTAAGAATTTAAGACATAAAATATAGATGATGCTATGTTATTAGTATGTACAGATGGATCAACCGTTAATTCAGTCGATGTTATGTTAGTAATTTTATACTTCTCAAGCGGTGAAGATGGATCTGCAGTTATATAATCCCCTTCCTTGAGATCTCCTATAAAATCTGTACCGATACCTGTAATATTGGCTGATCCGATAGTACCGTTTATCGCTCCCATTAACCTATCGTGAACTTGAGCGATATTACCAGTGAAATTAACCGATCCTATTGTATTAGCGCTGTCAATATATAAACATTTAGCATTTTTAGAAAAAGTGTATCCAGAATCGATCAACATATCATGAATATAAACACGATATTCGGTACCACCCAATGTGCCGTTATCCCTTTCAATCCATCTTGCTTTACAAGTTCCTATTTTAGTGCCGACATTAGTCCCCGCACTAACACTGAATTCGTCGTATATATCAAAGTCGATAAAATCAGAACCCATTTGTGAGGGCAATGTTGACGGAAGATCGATCAATATGTATTTTGGAGTAGATACAGCAATACTAGACCCATCTTCTCTTGCTACATCTCGAGCTCTGTCATTCTTTAATCTTAATTTTCCCGTTTGTGTATGGGAAAACCCCTTTACTACACCTATCCCATTTGAAATTTCTACAATATATTGATCTTCTTGACCAGCATATGTAACTGGGTCTGTAACTGCAACAATAGCAGGATATGCGCCAGAATTTAAATGAACGTTTTTAACAAATTGCCACGTTACATTGTCATCCGTAAAAGTTGAAAAGGTTGTTAGGAATGTAGGTTTATTTGCTCCCGATGTTCCAGACTTTACACATTTATATGTGTGGGTCAATCCGCCAACCTCTTCTCTAATGACATCACCGATTAGATAATCTTTTTCCGCTACCCAAGTTTCTACAAAGTTGTCACGATCCTCGAGAAGATTTAATTTAAAATCCCTTACAACGTAATCGCCGGATTCATCATATGTTCGTTTAGCTAGTTCGTGTTCAATGACACTATAATTAGGGGTATCTTGCATTAAGCGAGTAACACCAGCCTCAGCCCTATATAATTCTAGGTATCTTGGTTTAGATTCTATATTGGTTAAATTCCCTTCGGAATTAACGGTCAGCGGATATTTTACGAAATTCGTAGATATTGAATATCTATGGGCACCTGGAGCAGCATAATTTGGAGAACCTGTTGCATTATCATTTAGAGTTAAATCCGTAGCAGAGGTTGTTATGTCATGATCCCATTCAATACCGCACGTAAATGATGGTATTGAATCGTATCTATTTAATATAAGATTAGACTGAACTACTTTAACAAAAAATCCATCTATATAATATATACCATTAGCTATAGATAGCATTGAACCAAGACCAGTAGCATCAGTTCCTTGCACGGTTAGGTCAACTCCACTAGACGTTAGAGTGTCATTTGCTTGAAATGTTTTTTGACCAGAAGTGCCGGATGAAATATACCTAACATAAAGTACATTATCATCTAGATTCGTATCAGTCGAATCTGCTATCTCGGTATGAACAACTGTTCCTGTAACACCCGAGACTGCAGTCAGCAATAACCCTTCATAGTCAGATAATACCACCCCCGCTGCAGGTGCTACTATTTTAACATAATCTGTTCTAGGAGAATAATTAAGTCTACCATCAATAACAGGAGAACCATTTTTAAATAGATGTTTCCCTATAGAATTAACTTGATTCTGTAGTATTGTTTGAATTTGTGTTAATTCTCTCGCTTGCACAGCTGTGCCGGGACGAAACAATATTCTCAAATAATCCTTTAACTCATCATAGTCATCAAAATAAGGATCTGTATTAAAATTGTAAGACATAATAATTCTC